TATTAGGCGTAGCAACAGTCATTGAAAGACTGGCAAGGGCTTTTTTGGACGATGGAAAACTCACATTGGCAGAGATCAATGATGCGTTTAAGACGGTAGACAAAAAGGCTAATTAGTCATTATTGACCTTGGTTGACAGCCCTCTCTGGGCAATGGTATACTTAAGTATCACCTATCTGGAGAGGGCTTTGTCATGACCTGTATTGCAGTTGTACGCCATGAAGATAAAATTTACATGGCAGGAGATCGTGGAGCATCAGATGATGGTACCATTCTAGCACTTGAAGCACCAAAGGTTTGGAAGATAGGTCCATACTTAATTGGATATGCTGGATCAATGGACGGAGAAAGAATCCGTTACAACTTTAAACCAACTGCACCTAACATTAAAGATACAGATAGATTTATGCAGACAAGGTTTATTAAAGAACTGCGTGAATTCTATAATGAGTTCTGGGTAGACACATCTAAAGATGGAGATCTTGGTTTAATTATTGCAGTTCGTGGAAACATCTATGAACACAGTTCTGGAGATATGTCTTTATCTAAGTACACACTTCCATATCTTGCCATGGGCTCTGGCGCAGAGTATGCTTATGGGGTTTTGTATGCAACAGATAAGCAGAAAAATGCAAGGAATAGAGTAATGCAAGCAGTAAATGCTGCTATTAAATTTAACCCATCATGCATGGGACCAGTTGACATCATAAGCGCTTAGGGGTATACTTATAATATGAGCGAAGAATTTGAAGAGATCCTAAAGGACATTCAGAACATAGAGTCAGACTTTGATGAGTTTGAGATCTGGCTTGAAAACGGAATTGAGCGGGGATGGGTAACAGAGCCGTTTTGCAATACTCATGAAGGAGATCCCTATATGACAGATGAAGAACAACAAGAATGGGAAGAGGGCGGAGACCCTTGCCAAGTAGTTTTAAAAATCAAACAATAACAACAACAAGGAGAACACAATGAAGAAAGTACTACTCGCATTACTATCAGTTGCAATTGCATTTACAGCACTTGCACCAGCACAAGCACAAGATCAAAAGGTTTTGGCTATTATTGACACAGCCATTGATTCAAAAAATTTCTCATCTATTATTTATGAAGTATGTTTTTCACAAAACCTATCTTGTCCAAACAAGACTAACTTTGTAGAGGGCCCAGGCGCAGCCAGCGCAGTTGTATGGCCAAAATCTCTTAATGACGGAACACACCACGGAGACTGGATGACAAAGGCAGCGCTCAAGGTTGATCCTAGCGTAAAGATTGTTTTTATTAGATACTCAAATGTTACCGCTTCAGGGTCTTCAGCAAACAGACCCGAGTCTTTGGTTGCTGCAATTGATTGGGTATCAAAAAACTCAGACAAGTATAGCATTGACGCACTATCTATTAGTCAGGCTGCAGTAGATACAGGAAACCTTAGTCGATGCAATGTAAATAGTCCAAACTTTGACAATATCACTACTGGAGCAGTTTCTTTACTAAACGCAAAGAATATTCCAGTATTTGTTGCAACAGGAAATCATGCTCGATCTGATGTTATTGGTTGGCCTGCATGTACTCCTGGGGCTATTGGTGTTGGAGCATTAACTACAGCCACATCTTTAGTACTTGAAAAAGCAACAAACAGAGGTCCTGGACTCGATATTGTTACATTTGGAGCATTAGAAATTTACAAGGGAACTATTCCTGCTGCTAAGTTTAATCTTTCTGGATCTTCAGGAGCCACAGTTGTTTCAGCAACAACATACTTAAAAAATAATACATACAAAACTTTTCAAGAGTATTTTAATGCTCTTCCAAAGATTGTAATTAATACAGTTTCGTATAGTCGCAACTAGACGAATGTCCTGGGCATGACTAAAACTGCCTTCTATGCCCTATAACTCAGATGGTAGAGTGCCGAACTGTTAATTCGGATGTCCCTGGATCGAGGCCAGGTGGGGCAGCACAAAACTATTGAAAGGAATACAATGCAATTTCAACCAACAAGCAGACAAGAAGAGTTTGTCATAGACCTCATGGATCAAAAAACTGGGGGATACTATGTAGAACTAGGAGCATACCACTCTAAAAATGGTAGCAATACATATAGACTAGAAACAGAGTTTGACTGGAATGGCGTATCCTTTGAGATAGTTCCAGAACTACATAAAGAAATAACAGAGAACAGAAAGAACCCTTGCATTCTTGGCGATGCCACAAAGTTTGATTACATTAAATACTTTGAAGAAAATAATTTCCCTAATCAGATAGACTATTTGCAGGTTGATATTGACTCTGGTTACAAACTTAACGGAAGGCCAGATGGAAATCATTATCTATCTTTGCATGGATTGATTGCGGTACCGCTAAATAAATACAGGTTTACGGTTATTACATTTGAGCATGATGCAAACATGTACTGGAGAAATATCGCAATGAGAGATGCTCAAAGAGAGATTTTGGATTCATTAGGTTATTCATTGGTAGTAAGAGAGTACCATGAAGATTGGTGGGTGGATCCAAATATTGTTGATTTAGAAAAATATAGAAAACACTTTAAGTGGGAAACCTTATAGGCAGGTTAACGCCTATTGTGATATAATAAGATAAAGATACCTATAAGGAGGTAATCATGGCTGCAAAAGGATCAGTAGAAGCAATTATAGAGGTTGCAAAAAAAGAATTGGGCACAATTGAAGGCCCTAAAGATAACGAAACAAAGTACGGAGCATGGATCAAGGTTAATTTCCAACCATGGTGCCAGTCATTCGTTTCTTGGACAGCATTTACTGCGGGAGTAAAGTCATTCCCTAAGTCTGCATCAACAGTAGCAGCAGCAGATTGGTTTAAGAAGGCTGAGCGTTGGTCAGATGCTCGTAATGATGATCCACAGGCAGGAGACTGGATCTATTTTGATTTCCCAGACGATGGTGTAAATCGTATTTCACATGTTGGTCTTTGCATTAAGAACAACGGAGATGGAACTATCCAAGTTATTGAGGGAAACACTTCAGGAACTGCAAAGGGAGACCAGCGCAATGGAGGAATGTGCGTAGAAAAAACTCGTGCATATGTAAAGAACAATAAGAAGAAGTTAGTTAACGCTGTTGTTGGTTGGGGTCGTCCAGTATACACTGGTGAAGAAAATGCTCCACTACTAAACAAGATCGTTGCATCTGCAACTACCGCAGCACCAGTTAAGAAGGCAGCACCAAAGGAAGTTAAGCCTGCTGCTAAGAAGTCATCTGGTGGCGGAGGAAAAGGACCAGTGGCCCTCTAATGGAATCAAAAAAGAGAAGTTCTATTAAAGCAATAAGTTATACCGCATTTCACGTAGGCATTGCCAGTTTGTTGTTTTCATATTTGATATATGTTATTACTGGTAAATGGGAAAATGAATATTTAGAGCCTATAACTGTAGGTTTCTTAGTATATGTTGCTTGGGAAATTGTCGGATACTTTATATTTGAAAGAATCTGGAATAATCGTTGGCTTAGGAGAATTAAGTAATGCGTATTAAATTTATTAGGTTTGTTGTTAAAACACTTGGATATGAATGGGGCGGAGACAATCTCAATGCACCAGTCTGGACAGTAAAAGCAAAAAAGAAGAAGTAACGCATGGCACTGTACGAATATGATTGCATGCCATGTGCAAAACGCTACACTAAAGAGCGTTCAATAAAAGATAACGATCCTGGATATGTCTGTGAGACTTGCAATCATACCTTAGTTCGTGTATACTCTAATGTAGGAGCAGTTTTCAACGGTAGTGGATTTTATTCCACTGACAATCGGAAGGTATAATATGTTTACAATGATTAAAGATGATGTTAAGCAAGACTGGTTACTATCACCTTTGGATAGATGTGATAGATGTAATGCTGAGGCCTTGGTTAAGGTTACTGGTATTAGTGGAGACCTTTTATTCTGTGGCCACCATTACAATAAGATTATGGCTATTCCAGACGGATACAATAGCATGATGTCTTTTATGATTAGCATTGTTGATGAACGAGAAAAACTTGTTGAGAACAAGTCTAAAGGGAAGGATTACTGATGTTTGAATATTATGTAAAGAAAGTAACAAAGGTCGTTGATGGAGATACCATTGATGTCGAGATTGATTTAGGGTTTGACATTTCTTTTAGTTCAAGAGTCAGACTGGCTGGAATTGATACACCTGAGTCTCGTACAGCAGACAAGGCTGAAAAGGCTTTAGGACTGGAAGCAAAGGCTTATTTGAAGGCTGCTATTGACAGTGCTAAGTCTGTAGTGATCAAGACAGAGAAGATGGACTCTTCAGAAAAGTATGGCCGTATTCTTGGCTGGGTATATCTTGATGGAGATACAGTTTCTATTAACGATAAGATGATTAATGATGGGCATGCTTGGGGATATATGGGAGAGACAAAGGTCAAAGATTTTGACGCTTTGAAGAAAGCAAGAGCAAAGTCAGGGAAATAACATGGGACTTCAAGAAGAAGCAATGCTTGAACACCTTATGCTTCAAGGTGCTGTAGAATTTCAGGGTATCGATGATCTAACTGGTGAAATGATGTACAGCATAACAGATAAACTAAAAGAAATAAGTCCAGAAATTTATGAGCAACTAAAAGATCAATATGAGCATCACATGTTTCAATTAATTGATCAGGGCCCAACAAGGATGACTTGGAGGGTTAGAGTTTGAGTTACGAAGATGAAGAGATAGAAAGACTTATACTTCTTGGAGCACTTGAGCCATCAGGTTTAGATGAAGAAACTGGAGAGTTTTTGTATAACTTTACAGATAAACTTGCCGAAATAAATCCAGAACTTTACAAAGACATTTCTTCGTATTTTTATACTGAAACGATGTACCTTTGGAGTCATGGCTTTATTGATATGGACATAACATCTTCAAATCCATTAGTAAAACTAGGCCCTAAAGCCTTAGATTTAGATGCTGTTAATCTATTAGAAAAAAATCAAAAAAAGGTTTTTGAAGAAATTTATAGAATTGTTTCAGGAAAAAAATGATACAATGATTACTTGGGGGCCCTATGAATAACATTTTTGGTGCTGCAGGAATTACCCTGTGCGTATTGTTGTTCTTATTCGTTTATATTCTGCGGAGTAGGCCTCAGAATAATGAAGAGACCTTTATTGTTAGTCAGTCAGTAATTCTTCACAGATATGTTCAAAACAAACAATATGGAAAAAATCTTAAAATTAAAACACAATCAAGAAAATATCACGAAAAAATGAATATTAAAGTAATTATTGTTGATCAAAATGCCTACTGGGTTAAGGACAACATTTTTTATACAGCACCTATGATCAACGAGCATATAGACAATGACCTGGCTCAAGAAGTTGACACCATAAGCATGGATAAGGTACAATTAGAACAGATGCTTTTTATAATGGACAAACTAAGAGAAGGAATTGAAGATGATAGTAGGAGTTCAGGGGACGAGTAGTTTTAATAACTACAACGTTTTTCTTAGGGCAATGGCTGTTGCTTTGTCTGAGTTAACAGACGAACAAAAAGAATTTTACTTATACTCTGCTGGTCCAGGAAATATTAGTGAAATGGCAATGGAGTTTGTAAATTTATCTGAAAGAGGTATGAAGTCTAGAGGTAAGTCTATAAAACTATTTAGGGTTACTCCTCAATGGATTGAAGAAAATATAGACAGCCTTAATCACTTTGCTTTTGTATCTAATCCAAAAGAAAAAGTTTCTAATATAGTTAATTTATCAAGATCAAAAAACATAAACACTAACGTATACAATTTTTAAGGAGTATAGAAAATGATATCAATTAATTCTCTTGAAAAAATGGAGACAATTGTTTCCAAGAACAACAACCTTTCCTGGGAGGGATGGGATGTTGTAGAGATGATTAGGTCAGATAGGGCCTTTACATCAAAGCAGGGAGCATTAAAAAATAATGCTTGGTACTTAAAAAAGACCTTCGTCGTTTCTAGACATGGATGGGAAATACCTGACAAGTATGTAAGATAACATGAATAAATTTAAATGGAAAGATGATGCTGCATGCCTTGATTACGATACAAATGTATTTTTTGATAAGTATGAAGAAGATGAACGATTAAGACCTGCCGTAGACTTGATGTGCTCAGCATGTCCTGTAAGAAAAGACTGTTTTTCTGTAGGAATTTCTGGAAAAGAATGGGGTGTATGGGGTGGAGTGTATTTGGAAAATGGGGAAATATCAAAAGAGTTTTCTAGCCATAAGACAAAGAGTGATTGGGGATCAACATGGCAATCCTTAACTTTGGAGTAATATGTATACAGACGCAATGAGACGAGCATTTAGATCGCTAACGCCTCCTAAAAATTTTTCTTTGCAGATTCTAGACAATGATAATTTTATAACAATAAAAGCAAAAGAAAAAGACTTTATGTCTTTAGAAACTGTAGAATTAAAAAGACAGGCTATTGAGTATATGATTCGTGTAAAAAAAGCCTTAGAAGATAATGGGGCAATTGTTTTGTTAGTAAGAGAAGGTGGTAAAGAATTATGATTCAAACAGTATTGTTAGTTATATTATCAGTCTTATCAACAGCATTTGCTTTTCTTTTTTATATTCAAAGAAAAAAAAATATACAAATAATTGCTCAAACAGTTGAATTTTTTATCCTACAAGAATCTCAGAAAGAGCAAATGAAGACAGATAAAGAAAAAGCCAACGAAGACTTTTTAAAATTTGTTTCAGATTCTCGTGATTGGGCATATCAATATATAGAAGAGGTTCAGTCTGGACTAAAGTTGTTTATTGATGAGGTTGGTCCACAGGTTGAATACTACGACAAATATGGCTCAGCAGTAGATGGTATGATTGCTCCACATGACTTTGCCTTAAAAAAAATATCAGGAGCGTACAAAGAACTAAAAAAACTCCTGCCAAATGACTATGGTAGAATAGACACATGAAAGAAATTATGCTTTCAGTATTAACAGGTTTTGGATGTGGCGTAGTGTTTGCTGCATTCAAATTGCCAGTACCAGCACCACCAGTTTTTGCGGGAGTCGCAGGAATTATTGGTCTATGGATTGGTTTTACAGTACTAACAAAATTCATATCCTAGGAGGAATAAAATGAATAAACAAATCAAAAACGCACTAGCGTCATATGGAAGATCAGTACTTGGAGCAGCAACAGCAATGTATGCTTCTGGAGTTACAGATCTACAGACACTAGCATACTCACTACTTGGAGCACTAATCCCCGTAGCATTGAGAGCAGCCAACCCTAACGATCCTGCATTCGGCAAGATGCCATCAGCAGAAGATGTGGACAAGGCAGTTAAGACTGCTAAGGTTGTCAAGAAGACCGCAAAGAAGGCTCCTGCAAAGAAGTCATCTGGCGGAGGAAAACCAAATAACCAGGTAAAGTAATTTTACTAAAGATTAGCAGGCTTGTTATTTTACAGGCCTGCTTTTCTATGATATACTTTAATCATAGGAGAAAAAATGATATTAAAGTACTTAATATATAAAGTTTATTATAAAATAAAAAAAATCTTTAAAAAGAAAGATAACAGGTTTATATATTGAACGAAATAAACAGAAGATTTTTTGATTTCCTAACTAGATTTTTTCAAGGTATTGTTGTTGACTCTAAAAATAAATATAGCAATGAAGAGATGTCCCTGTTTTTAGAAGAGTTAAAAGATATTCTTGCCTCTCATTCAACTACTCAATCTAAGGCTTTAAGTTTTTTTACTTTTGATCAACAACTTGAAAATTACCGATACAGACCTATGGACCAAGACTTTAACAAGCACTACGAATTTGTTTTTTCAGGGTGTTCCCAGACGCATGGAGATCACATAACGGAGCCAGAAGTTAAGGGTGGATCTTACAAGGATATATGGGGTTTTCAAATTGCAGATGCCTACGGTAAAGAAGCCCTAAACTTGGGCATGGGTGGCTGGGGAGCAGAGTCAATATTAAAAGGATTAATGCATCACTTTCAGAAAAATGGAAACCCAAAAGTTTTGTTAGTCTTATACCCAGATTTAGGAAGAATAGAGGGGGTAGATAGTGATAAAATAAAGATGCCAACCCCATTAAACAAGCATGAACTCGTACAACACTGGTTTTTAAGACCATCCGATGATCACAAAGTTAATAAGTTAAGTGCTCTTCCTCATAGTCCTTTAGACGTTATTCCATTTACTCAAGCCCTTTATAAAAACCTTCAATCAATTTTACTACTAAACGAATACTGCAAACAAAATAGTATTTATTTTAAATATAGTTCTTGGAGTCACACAACAAATTTGTTTTTAAAAATGTTAAAAGAAAGTTTTTCTGAATACTCAAACTACTTAGAACCTAAAGAATTTAATTTTGATGAACTTGAGTTTAAAAATCTTGATTGTCATAAAGATATTGAAGCAAATAAAATAAAAACAATTTGGAACACAGGACAAGACCAAAAACATATGGGCATTCATCAACATGTTCACATTGCAGAGCAGTTTAAAAAGGAATTAGATAATGATAATCCTTGGGATTAATGAAACCTCTCACGACGCATCTGTCTCTTTAATTAAAGATGGAGAGATACTTTTTGCTGGACATGCTGAAAGGTATAGTAAGCAAAAAAATGATTGGTATGTGAATGATAGTTTAATCACTAATGCTTTGCAGTACGGCACCCCTAATGCTATAGCATACTATGAGAAACCTCTTCTAAAGGCCTCTAGACTGGCTTTAAGGGGTGGATCTGGAGACTGGAAACCACAGTTTAATATTGAAGGAATACCTAGAAAATCTTTTAGCCACCATTATTCTCATGCAGCAGCAGGATACTATACGAGTTCATTTAATGATGCTGTAATTGTTGTTTTAGATGCTATGGGTGAATACAATACCTCCACAATTTGGGTTGGTGAAGGCGACAAGATTAAACTAAAGTATAAACAAAACTATCCAGTAAGTTTCGGACTATTCTATTCAGCATTCACACAACTAATAGGCTTAATGCCAAATCAAGAAGAATATATTATGATGGGGATGGCTGCCTATGGAGACTGGCAAAAGTATTATAAAAAAGTAGACGAATATTTCCCAAGTTATGATAAACAAAAATATAATTTTCATAAAGGAATAACTGACT